AAAAATCTACTTTATTACATATATGCCTCGTAAAGTTGATATTTTATTAGAACAACTTGCGACTTTAGAATTATCTTCTCCTCAAGCAATCGAGCTCACTAAACAAATTGTTCAAGCTCATAAAGAACAACAAAAGAAGAAAGAAGATAAAGCCAAAGAACCAAAGAAACCAAAAGAACTTAAAATAAAACAATTACCTCCTTTTCTCTGTGACCATTGTTTTATTCTCTTAGAAAAACAAATAAATGCTATAACTTATCCAAAAGAAGAAAGTTAGATTTATTCCAGTAAAAAATATCTAGTTTTATATATATGAAAAGTTGTCATTTTTGTAATGAAGCATATATTGATGAAGACTACGATGGTAACAATGCTTACCCTGTTGTAAAAGATTTTGAAAAAAATCCTACTGTTTGTGAATCTTGTTATAAGAGTTTTATATTACCTATAATATATTTATATACAAAATATGAAATAAATGTAGTAACAAATAAATCAAAAGATGGTCGTTTATTAAACACTATATTAAGAGATAATTCACTTAATAAAGCTAAAGAAGATGCTGAACCAAAAGATGCTTATGTATTAGTTGACTATAAACTAAATGCCATTCTTGGAGTATTCTCTACTTTTGATAAAGTAAGAGAAGCCAAAAGCGGTGTTGTTAGAAGAGACACTGATATGATTAAACAAAGAATAGAAAAAGAAATAACATTAGATAACTTAACTCAAGAAAGAAAACATTATTTAGTAGGTAAGTTAAATACAATAGATTTAATATATTCAGATTATGATAAAAGATGGGAAACATCATATTTTGATTTTGATGATGTAGCACCATTAAATCGTTATGGATGGTATCGTATGAAGATGGATATGTTTAGATTAGATAAAACAATGTTTGGACCTATTGTTATGTTGCCTCCACCCAAGGTTAAATAATAATATAGTATATATAGATAATATCTATACTATATTAATGAGTAAAAAAGATATGGCTATATGCTTTTGTTTTTTTAATCCCTGTAATTCTAGAAGAATACTAATGAACTATTTATATACTGTTAACTCGTTTAATATTCAAGGTATTCCTAATTATACAATAGAATTAGTTTATAATGATAGAAAACCAGAAATACATAAATCATTTGTGGTTAGAGCTAATTCATATATGTTCCATAAAGAAAACTTACTTAGAATATTAGAACAAAAGATACCATCACATTTTAAAAAGTTAGCTTTTCTAGATTCTGATATATTCTTTTCAGATGAAAAATGGTATGATAAAGTATCAGAACTTTTAGAAACTTATGATGTCGTTCATCCTTTTGAAGAGGCTGTATGGTTAGATATAACATTTAAGAAGGAAATACAACGAAGAAAATCAGCATTTTTAAATGACACAGGAACCTATCATTGGAGTTTCCATCCGGGTTTTGGTGTCTGCTTCAAAAGAGATTTCTATAGAAGAGTAGGATTTTTTGACTATTCCATAACTGGTAGTAGTGATACATTATCTGTTGTTGGATGGATGAAACAGAAATATCATACAAACTATACAACTTTGATAATGTCATTACAAGAGAAATATGATGAATTCTTTGCTAAGCCAGCACCCAAACTAACATATTTAAAAGGTGTTATAGTATATCATCTATTTCACGGAACAATGAAGAATAGACAATATGAGAAAAGACATAGTGTGTTAGATAATATAAAAGACGCATCAGCATTAATTAAACCTAATGGTGATGGTGTCTTTGAATGGATAGATAAAGAAAAATGGAATCCTATATTTTATGCTTACTTTAAAAATAGAGAAGATGATGGTGTAGATTAATCTTTTGGTTTAGATTCATCTGGTGGGTCTTTTATAACAATCTTTGGAGCTGGTGGTGAAGTTCTATCTATGTCAAAACTCATTTCCATTTTCCTATCACAACAATGAGACCTTATACGAGTATGATTAATCATATTGATGATACTTGATGTAATAGATATTACGATAGCAATAATACTCAATATTTCACTATTCATTACTATATTATATAAAATAATATTTTGGTATATAAGTTAGTTTTGAACGAGGGTAGGGTTGGTAGGGTTGAAAATATATAATACTGAATAAGGGTAGGTCTGGTAGGGTTATACCCCCAAAATAAACTTTTCACTATATATATACCCAACCCTACTATACAGAAAGTTTGGCGTTTAACCCTACCAACCCTACCCTTATTCATTCCAACCCTACCTAAACCCTACCCTAACCCTACCCTAACTACTTAACCCTACCCTTATTTAAAAATAATACTTTTTATACTATATATAGTTTTTTACTGTAAAAAATATCTAGATTTATTTATATATATGTCTGTTAACAACTTTATTAATGACTATTTAAAAGGAGACCCTCAACCAACTATTGTAACAAGATATCTTTTATTTTTAAGGAAGATAGGATATAAACCAAGAGTAGTATATGACATAGGAGCCTATAATACTTCTTTTGCTAATCTAGTTAATGAAATATTCCCTGACACTCGTGTAATACTTATTGATAATGCTGATGATGCTGATGAAAAGTTTGTAGGATATGAATATTATAAAACCTGTTTAAGTAATGAAAATAAAGAAGTTGAATTCTATGAATTAGCATCTAATAAAAAAGTTAAGTCTTATTATAAACCTAAAACTTTCAATGAAGAGTATGATAAAGTAAGTAAAGTATCAGCAGAAAGTTTAGATAACTTAGTAAAAAGATGTGGTTTACCTTATCCTGATTTTATAAGAATAGATTGTTGTGGAGCTGAACAAGATATATTATTAGGTGGACAACAAACATTATTATTAACAAAATACTTAATGGTTAACTTACAGAATGAAGAATTATTTAATGAAGCACCATTAGCATCAATAGCAGGACCATTTATAAAATCTTTAGGTTATGATGTTAAAGACATTCTTGATTTATATAATACCCCATTAATTGATTATGTTTTTGAAAATAAAAATATATAATTCTTTTTTATCTATATTATTATATATATGCCTTTTTATAATAATACAAATATCGGAGGAACCTTAAACTCAAATCACATTTATTATAACATTAGTGTCCAAAATAATAATTCAGGAACAGCAGATGATGGTTCTGAAATAACAACGAATAATAGTGAACTTATCTATACCTTTAACGAATCTCGTGCTCAACCATATTTAAGAAAACCAAGTGATTATTATTTATCTGTAGTAAGATTTACTTTAGAAAGTCCAAATGTTCCAGTATTTATTGTAGAACCTGTTGTAGGTCAACCAGATATAAATAAAACAATATATACTATTACTTTTACAGATGGTGGAGGTGGTGAATTCCAAGAATCTGTTAAATGGATTCCTGATGATATAAATGTTCCTGCTCCATCAAGTCCTGTTGTAAGAGCTTATGTTTCACCATCTAATCCATATTATTATTGTTATAGTTATCAACATTTTGTTGACTGTATAAATGAAACATTTAAAACATTAGCTGTTAAAGCTGGATATAAAGATTATGAAGCACCTTATATTTATTTTGATACTAATACAAAGTTATTTCAACTCGGAGGACCTGTAAGTATTTTTAGAACTAAATCAGATGGTTCACCTTTAGAAAAACTAAGTATCTATTTTAATGTTCCATTATTAAATCTTTTCTCTTCTTTACCTGCTAAATATGTAGCTAATACAGCAAGTGCGACATTAGACCAATTAGATTATTTAATGATATTATCAACAGGTTCTGATGTCCCATCAGCTAGCCCTCAACCATATGTAACCAATGTTAGATTAAATCCATTAACATCTGTAAATGATGTATACGCAATCCAAGAATATATTACTCTTCCTCTATGGTGTCCTATTACAGCTATTGTTTTTAAAACATCATTATTAACAACAGCACCTGAATTAATGGCAACACCTGTTATATATGAAGATGGTAATAAAAATATTAATGCTGGTAAACAAAATGCTGAAGTATTAAATATTATGGTTGATTATTATTCACCTTTAACAGATGGAACAGAATATAAACCTTATATATATTATGAACCTACTGGAGAATATAAGTTGACTGACTTATATGGAAGAGAACCCGTAGATGCTATCGATATCCAAGTTTATTGGAGAGACAACTATGGTAACCTCATTCCTTTTTACTTAGGTATAGGTGCGACATCAACCTTAAAAATATTATTTAGAAAGAAAATATTTAATTCAGATAAAGTTTAAGATATTTATATATATTTTCTATGTAATTATATATAAATATGGCTCAATATTATAAAAATGTAGCAGGAGTTCAAAAGGCTTCAGACTTATACTATAATATTTTGATAAAGAACAATAATACAGGTTATGATAAAGATGGTAATCCTATTCCAATTGAAACATCTACAGCATTAGTTTTTGATGAAATGAGGTCTCAACCTTATCTTAGTAAACCATCAGATTATTTTATGTCTATTGTTTCTTTTCAAATGGATTCACAATCATTACCTATTTTCATTGCTGAACCTGTAGCAGGAGCAGTTGATGTAAACGAAACATTATATTTTTATACTATATTTGATGAGAATAATAATATGTTATTACATAAAAGAATTGTATGGGTCCCTCAAGATTTATCAGTTCCTAAACCACCTTCACCAGTTCCAGCAGATTATACAAGATACCCTTATTATTTCTGTTATGATTATGAATATTTTACAAACTTAATTAATACTCAATTAGTAACAGATTTTCAAGATGCTGGTATAACACAAAAGCCTCCATTCTTAGTATATAAAGATAAAAATATTAGTTTAATAGGAGATGCTTCTGTATATACTACAGATACAAAAGGAACTGTAATAAATAGTGGTGGTCTTAAGATATTCTTTAATACAGAATTCTATTATTTATTTTCATCATTACCAGCAATTAAATATTCAGAACCTTTAAATAGTGTATTAAATGCTAATTATCAGTTATTATTTGTTCAAAATCCATCAGGATTAAATACAATTGAAGTTAATACAGATTTATTAACATCACCACCAAGTAGTCCTTATACTGCTATAGAATCAAAGTGTGAATATCCTCCTTTTTCTTTCTGGAATCCTATAGACAGTATTATATTTACAACAACACATTTATATGTAGTTCCAGAATTAATTAGTGCTAATTCTCCTTATGGTTTATCAGGTGGTTTACAAGTTTCAAATGCTAACCAGTTTTATATTTTGATGGACTATGTAACACCATTATTTAGAGGTAATGATTATCAACCAAATATTATTTATGAACCTCAAGCAGAATATAGATTATCTGATTTATACGGTAATACAGAAATAAGTCAACTTCAAATATCTGTATTTTGGAAAGATAAATGGGGTGTCCTTCATACTTTTACTTTAGAAAGTGGTGGGACAGCATCATTAAAGATTTTATTTAGAAAAAAAGTATTTTACGAATAAATATAATATACTATATTATATATGCCTGTAAATAATAGATTTAGATTAAATCCCAAAACATATGAACATTTACCTACACCAAATGTTATTGGTAATAATTCTGAGATGTCTCATATTTATTACAACTTACAAATATTTAATAGCACTAATAATTATGATAATGAAGGTAATCCTATTCAAACACTTTTAGCTGTTCCTGCTGATTTTAGTCAACAGAGAGCAAATGATTTTATACTTAAACCATCAGATTATACAGCGACTGTAACTTATTTCCATTTAGATTCTAATTCGTTTCCTTCTCAAGTAGTTCAACCTATAGTAGGACAATCATATCAAAATAAACAAGTAAGTCCATCAGGCTTTGAAATAGAAGGTTTTCCTACTATATATGCTTTTACTGTAGAGGCTAATTGGTATACTCTAGGATTATCTGGACCATTACTAAATACTAAAACAGCAACAGCAAATATTCAATGGACTCCATTAGATTCAACATTACCTAAACCACAATCACCTATAAATAATAGAGATATACAAAATGAATATTTTTGGAATTATTCTTTTGATTACTTTCTTGACTTATTAAATAATAGTATAGCTTATCAAATGGATTTATTATCATCTACTGAAGGATTAACTACACAATACCCATATTTTTATCACGATGGAAAAACAGATTTAATAAGTATGGATACACCTTTATCATTTCAAACAGATTCAAAAGGTGAATTAGTTAACTTAGATGATACAGTATTAAATAAGATAAGTTGGAAAATATATGTTAACGAACCATTATATCAATTATTATCTAGTTTATCTTTTATATACGAACAAACACCTAGTTTTTATGGTTATCAATTATTATCTGTAGTCAAACCTGATACATCTAATATAATAATTCAATCAGGTAGTAATTATATAAAATCAACTCAAGAATATCCATCAGCTCCATTATGGAATCCTTGTGTATCTGTTGTGTTTACTACACCTAACTTTAATGTAGTTAATGAAATGAACGCAAAACCGTATATAGATGGATTTAATCCAGTTCCACAATCTAACAACGCTGGAACACTTAATATTCTTTTTGAATATTTCTTAGGTAGAAGAGCAGACCCGACTATAAATAACTTTGTAAGAGCTGAATATAGATTAACAGATTTATTAGGTGTTCAACCACAGTCCGAATTAATAGTTAAAACATACTGGAAAGATGAGTTTGGTATCTTACATCCTTTCTTTATAGAACAAGGGTCAGGAATGAATATGAAGATATTATTTAGGAAAAAAATCTTTAATTAAAAAAATCTAGTAATTATTTTTATAAACCTATAAAAATAAAATCTAGTATAAGTATATATATATGTCCGCAGACTTTGAAAAAGTTTTAGTAAAGGATTCTCGTTTAGATGTATCCGACTCAATTAAATACGCAGTTATTAAGGGTGGTCAAAATGTAACTATGGCTCAATATAAGGCAATCTCAGCCACAAATAACCAAATCGTATTTAATATCCAAGTTCCATCAGAACAAACCATAATTGACAGAAGAGTATTACTCTCAACCAAACTTACATTAACTGTAAATACTTCTTTTACAGAAACAGCTGCCACAAATAATGGTTGCTACTATGGTGTATACAGTGCTTTAGCTTCATTCCCTCTCCATCAATTAATGACTGTAATGAGTGCTACTATCAACAACAACACAGTAAGTATTAACATCCGTGACGCTTTACCTGCTATGATTCGCTTATTAGATTGTGAAGACTTAGTAAGCTATAACAGTTCTTCTCCTACATTTGCTGATACTTTTGCTTCTTATTCAGATTTTGTAGCTGGCACTGGTCCTACTCACCCTAATGCCTCTTACTGGGCTGTAAATGAAGCCTTAGTCCCTCACAGAGGTTGTTTCTTACCTGAAGCTTACCAATACCAAGCAGGCTCTAAAGAACCAGCTAAAGATAATGTAGAAGTATTCACTTGGAAACTCGTTGAACCTTTACTATTATCACCTTTAATCTTCTCTAACTTAAAATCTAACAACCAAGGTTTCTATGGTATCCAAAATATGAACATCGTATTGAATGTAGGTAATACTAAGAGAGTTTTCAGAGGTGTAACTAACAACACAACTTTAAGTTATGATGACCCTTCACCCTGTAAAAACCAAGCTGGAGACACTATTTCAGGTATCAAATCAGTTCTTGAAGGTCAACAAGGTATTACAGGTAAGACTGATAACAGTGATTTATTCTCTGAAACTTATTTATTATTCAACTTTATCACACCTCACCCATCTGACTTATTACCTGCTAGAAACATCGTTCCTTTCTATGAATTACCTCGTTATATTACAGCTGATACAGTTAAAGCAACTGGATTAGATATCAATAATGCTGGTGGCTTAAACTACAAAAATGGTGTTCAAACATTTCCAGTAAAGACCAACTCATTACAATTGAACCAAATCCCTGATAAGCTCATTGTATATGTAAGAAAGACTTCATCTAAACAATCTTGGGGTGATGCTGATATATGTTTCCCTATTACAGGTATTTCTATTAACTTTAACAATAATTCAGGTATCTTAGCAAGTGCTCAACCCGTAGATTTATGGCAAATGTCCCGTTCTAATGGATTGAAGGAATCTTGGAATGATTTCTGTGGTTATGGTGTTGTATCAGCTGTTCCTCAAGTTTCTGCTGGTTCATCTCAATATGTATGGGGTGCTCCTTCAGTTGGTTCTTACTTAGTTCTCGAATTCGGTAAAGACATTCAATTAACTGAAGATTTCTACGCTGCTGGTTCATTAGGTAACTTCAACTTACAACTCAACTTAACCTGCCAAAATAACCAACCTTATGAAATCCCTGAATCTGTATCTAACAATGTAGAAGTAGTATTAATCACAATGAACTCTGGTGTATTCGTATGCGAAAGAGGCACATCTTCTACATACACTGGTATCTTAACTAAACAAGATGTATTAGAAGCTTCCCAACAAGAACATTATTCTCACGATGATGTAGAAAGATTAGTTGGTGGTGGTTTCTTCGATAAAATCAAATCTGGTTTCAAGAATGTAGTATCTAAGGGTAAAGAAGTAGCTATGGAACAAGCTAAAAAGCACGGTGCCAAGTTAATGGAAAAAGGTAAAGCTTATGCTATGAAGAAAGGAAAGGAAGCTTTACATAAATATTTAGGTCCTGAAGATGAAGAATAAATAAAATATTAAAAAATATTAGATTTATATATAAATATTATCTATATTTATATATATAATGCCGTTTAATAACAATTACAACAGAGGTCTAGCTCGTGATTTAGATTATCTTAATCGTAAATATATAGCTCATTGTGATTCAACAGGTCAAGGAACACAGAACTATCGTGTTCAAATATCTAATTATTCTGGTGCTGGTGCTGGTAGTAAAGAATTCAAAGGTCATTACCATAGCGACAGCGACAATGAATCACCTATGGATGAAGAACACCCATCAGGAAGAGGTATAGGTGGTGCTATTTTAGGTTTTCAATCAGGGACTATCTTAGGAGGTCCTAGACAAAATAACCAATTAAAAACTAGAGCTCAAATATCATCTACATCTTCTTTAGGTGTTCCATTACAAACTTCTAATGCTGTAATAGCTGAACAAAATCAAGAATCAACTCCTGATGCTCCTATGCCTTCTGAAGGTAATACTGAAGGTGGTGCTATTTTAGGTATGAAGCCTTATAGATTCGCTACATCAACAAGTGTTGGAAGAAATGCCTTTTTAACTACTCAAAGAGTTCCAGCAACTGGAAGAATGTATAGAGCTGGTCGTTTTGTATCAGTAAGAGATTTAGGTGATGATGATGTAAGATACAGTAATAAGAGAGCTCGTTCTCCTTCATATGAATCTGATTCAGGTTATTCATCATCAGATAAAGAAGTAGGTATTGAAGTTGAAATAGTTGGTTCAGGTGATAATGATGCTAAACCAGATGATTCTAAAAATAAGAAAGAAAAACAAAAAGATGTATCAGATATTGTAGATGCTAGAAATAAAGTATTACAACATTATAATGATATTAAAAAAGGTAATGTTGAAACTGAAGATAAAGTAGAAGCATCAGGTAGACCAAAAATCAAGATGGGTAAAAAACCTGTATCATCTATGCCTCATACAAGTTTTAAACCTAAATCTAAACCTAAACCTAAAAATAAACCTGTATCTAGTAGAGTAAATACTTTAAATAAAGCAAAATCAAAAAATATTAAATCATCAGCTAATAAAACATCTAAATATGATAACATATTAAAAGGTATTTCTACAGTAGGTATGACAGCTGAACAAATAGCAAATCTTGTTGATAAACTTAAAAGTCAACAAGGTGATGAAGGTGAAGACCATAATGATGTTGAAGGTGGACCTTATGAAGAAGATGATGAAGAAGAACAACCTGAAGAGGAAGAAGCACCAGAAGAAGATGAAGCTGAAAATGATGTTGAAGAAGCAGAACAAGCTATAGCAGATAAACAAGCTAGAGAAAAACAAGCTAAACAACAATCAGAAAAAGATAAAAAATCATCTGAAGATTCTAAGAAACTAGATGAATTATCTAAAGCTGTAAAAGAAGGTCAAGAAAATAAAGGTCCTTCTAATGGTCCTAAATGGTTGAAAGATAAAGAAGAAGGTGCTAAAGAAGTAAAAGATATGAAACCTGTAGGTAAAGTATTAGGTTTTGAAATATATTCAGAAACACCTGAAGAAGATTGGATTAAAACATATTCTGATGAATTCGGTGATTTTGAAGGTTTAACTATAGCAGAAATAATTAATGAATTAAGAGACCTTGATATTGAAGATGATGATATTCAAATGTATCTAAAACAATCTCAAGGAGCTATCAAAGCATTAGAATCTAAAGGAGTTTCATCTACTCTAACAAGTGCTAAAGTAACACCTCACGATATAGGCAATAAGAATAAGAATACAACTTGTATGGATGCTTTTAATACTGTAGCTAACGCAAATGAAACAGCTCAAAGAGAAGTAAGACCAGTCAGACAAAATGATTCTTATTTCGGAACTACTGGTGGTTATTTTAAAACAACATTAAAAGCTGAACCTAAGAAACAACAAGAAAAGATAGTTCCAAAAGCTCAAATGCCTAGTTCAACTATGTCAGGTATGGGCAAACCAGTAAAGAAAGCTGGAAGACCTAGAAAACTAAAAGGTGGTGATGCTGGTGAGAATATTAAAGAAACTGCTGAAATGTTACAAAAGGCTGTAATGGATAGAAAAAATGAAATGGATAAATCTAATCAACAAGCACCACCTCAACCTACTGAAGGTAAAGGTAAACCTAAAAAAGAAAAGAAAGAAAAATCAAAAGTAAAAAGAGTAAATAAGCGTGCTGAAGTTGTTAAGAAAGTAATGAAAGAAAAGAACTTAAGTATGATTGAAGCTTCAAAATATGTAAAAGCAAATGGTTTATATCCATAAATAATATAAAAAATATTATATATATATTATCTAACATATATATATAATATGAGTTCTAACCAAGAAATAGGAGATGTATCTCAAAGAGATATTGATGACTTACAAAAACAGATTGGACGCAATTGGGATTTTGCTCAACTACCAAGACTTGCGAAAATGATAGAAAAATATAATTCTTATACACCAGAACAAAGAGAATTAGCTAATTCTAGATTAAAAGGAGGTGTTATTGATTATGTTATTGACCGTCAACATTATTTCTATGATTCTATCTTTCCATCTAGAGATTTAATTAATATGAATATTGATATTGTAAAAAATAATGGTCGTATTCTTGATTTTACAATATTATTTAAAAAGTTTATGACAGGCGATTTAGGTAGTTATGTAGGTGAAGCATCTGAAAGAGCATCATCACAAGAATTAAGTGCTGCTCAACAAGATGCTTTATCTGATTCATTTAAACAAATAATAGGTTCACTTTTTGGAAGAGGTGATTTTTTAGATGTAAATGAATATCAAGAATTAGTAAATCCTGTAAAAAGAAAAATGATGTATAGAATAAAAGAGTTTCAAATAATTATGGATTGGATTCAAGATATGGGAAAAGATTATAAGACAAAGCTTTTAAAGTATATTAAAAAACTTGAATACAAAGATACTCCAGAATGGTATAAAAATATAGAAACACAAAGTAGAAGCATATATGAATATTTAAAAGCTCAAGATGTTGAAACAGCTGAAAGACCATCTATCTTTTTACCTTCTGCTGTATGGATTGGTGGCAAAGATTTACATTTAGGTAAAAATGAAACTGATGTTGATTTAGTTTCTACAATTCCAAAACCAGTTATCCCTCTAGTATTAGAAGTTCAAAAACATTTTGAAGCTGATGTTTTTAATGCTCTAATACCTAATTATAATAACAAACTATTAATTGATTTTCGTAAATATATGTCCTTAAAACAAAAAAATGAACAGTTAGTTAATAATATTATAAATGAAGTATCTAATGTAGATGATATAACTGATGCTCAAGAAAAACTTTTTAAAGATGAATATGATAGACAAGTTAGAGATAATGAAACATTACATATTTTAGATAGAACAAAAGCAAACTTAATACAAGAAAAAGACACAGATTTAAATACAGAACATAGTAATTGGAAACTCGTTGAAGTTAGAAAAATAGAAGGTGATACACCTACTAAAAAATATAATAACTGGAAAAAGATTTTTGTAACTTCTGATGAATATTCTGATTGGGTAAAAGACCAAGATAAAGAACATCAAGATGCCTTATCATCATTGGAACAACAATATGAACCAACAAAGTTAGATATAGATAAACTATCTAAAGAGAAAACTTTCTATAATGCTGATATTTTTGATGAAGAAGATACTGAAGGTTTAAACTATGATGTTATACAACATTTAAAAGAACAAGAAGATACTTTTAATGAATTATTATCAAAAGTAAAAGATGGTTTTACAAAAGATGAACAAAAGAAGAAATCAGATTTAGAAGCTACTATTGAAGCATTAAAGAAGAAAATACAAGATAATAAAGACAAGAACTTCAAAGAACTTGATGACGCTATGGCTACAAACAAAGAAAATCAACAAAAAAGAATAGCAGATGAAGCTGAAAGAAAAATAGCTTCTCAAAAAATAGTAGATGAAGACAGTGCTTTAGCTAGTTTAACTAATTATTCTGGTTGTGATTCTAAACCTAAACAAACAGTTCCACCACCAAAAGTATATAAAGATGTTAATATACAAGATTTAGTTCAAAAACAAAATCAAGCATTATTTGGTCAAGGTAAAAAGATGTCTTTAGCTCAACAGTTATATTTATTAAATAAAGCTTATGTTAGACATACAGGTGAAGGTAAACCACACGGTAAAAAGAACAGGTCAAAATATTATGGTGGTATAGATAGTTCAGCAGCTAACGATTCTATAGGTGATACAGGTTATACAGCTAATGATGTAAGTTTTGCTGGAACAGATACAAAAGAAAATGATGATGTAGATATGGCTATGGGTATCGTAGGAACAATAGGAGCTTTCGCACCTTTCCCTCTTGATGTTGCTATAGGAATTGTAACAGCTATTGTAGAATTCTTTAACGCAGAAGAAGCAGCCAGAAAAAGAGAAGAAGCAAGACAATTACAAATAGAACAAAATAGAAGAGAAAATACTTTTGATGAATGGAAGGATAATATGACAAAACAAACTATATCATTTTTAGAAGGTGAAACAGATGATTCAAACTATAAACAATTAAGAAAACAAGCTATTAATGCTTTTATAGAAAGAGATAAGAAGAATCCACCATCAAGAAAAGAAATAAGAGATTATGGTAAACAATTAGATATAACAAGACAAAATAACCTTGATGTAAGAAAGAATATTATGAATCAATATACACAAAATGCTATTGATGTAAATAATGAATATTATAATATGAAGAACGAACATCAAGAAGCGATGGAAAAGATTGTAGAAGATGTTCAAAAAGAAAGACAACAATTAATTGATGCTTATACAGCTGAAGTTAAAAATAAGATTTCAGGTTTCTTAAAAGAAGAAGACCAAATCCACTTACAAGAAAAACTAGCTAAACAACAAAATGCTAAAGTTGAACAAATGATTAAAGAAAAGAAAGAAGAACTCAATGAACAAGCTAAAGGTATAAGTGAATTACAAGGATATTCATCTTGCTCTGCTAATACTAAGTCTAATGACGAATTGAGACAAGAAGCTGAAGAAGAATTGAAAAGACAACAAGCTGAAAACGAGGAAGCACAAGCCCAAGATAAACCTTTACCAAATCCTCCACAATCTTCACCACTAACCACAGGTTCAGGTTTTAGAAATAAATCTAAGAAAAATAGTATAGCACATCAAGTTTATTTACTAAATCAAAGATATATTAAATCATTTTAAAATACTAATAATTAAATAAAATAATTATCTAATTATTATTATATATATGGCTACACTCAGACCCCAACAATTAGATGAGATATTAAACTACGATAGAACTATAAATAGACAAGTATTAGATAGAACTATCGCACAAGTTTCATCTTTTAATGATGAAAGAGCTCAACCTACACAAAGAGATATAAAACTAGAAACTGTTATTGGTAGTTTAGTAGATAAGTTAAAAGCATCTATCGCTGACGCATTAAAACTTATCGCTGCCAAACAATTCCCTGAAGTTAACGCTTCAAATGCTAATATTACATTAACTTTACCTACTGGTGAAAGAGGTTTAACTGCCAATGCTTCAAATCAAGAAGCAAGAAGAAGAAACGCTGCGACACAAGCAACTGAAGCTGACTCAGGGTCAGAATCAGGTCCAGAAACTGCTGAACAACAAACTCAAGCTGGAGATGGTAATGTTGATGGTAGTGGTAAAGCTTTTGATAAAGCTATTAAAAATGCTAATAAAAGAGAAGCAAATGATAACAATAATTCTAATGGTTATTCATTTGCTTTTACTCCTGTTGATGTTGAAACAAGAATGAAAGATGATTTAGAATATGTTGATGATTTAATGGAAAAAATGGGAACTACTCGTACTATTGGTATGGGTTTTGGTAAAATGATGATTAGAAGAAAGAAGTTAAAAGGAGGTGCTACACCAGAAGATTCAACAATGAAAGGAGCAACTACAAAAATATCAGTAAGTCAAAATACACAAACTGTAGAAAATGCTTTATATAATATTATGATTCAATATAACGGTATTATTGATAAAATATTAGAAGCTACACAACAAGGAGGTGTTTTACAGAATAGAAGATTAGCAAGTGCGTCAACTGTATCATATTTTGCTAATATAATTAAAGGATTAAATGAACCTTTAAAACATATGTTATATGAAATATCTATGGTTAGAGATAAAGATATTGCTTCTATGTTTAATCTTGTTCAAAGAATGATTGATGTAATTGACCAATCACCACCATTTCAAAAGATTGATTTTGATGCTTATAGAAAACCTATTGAAAACTATCAATCAATGAATAGAAACTTACCTATATATGATTATGGTGGTAAACTAGCTGAGTTAAAGAAACAAAAAGAACAATTAACTAAAGCATTAGAACAAACTCATAAACAATCAACTCATATTTTATATGGATTAAAAGATAAACCACAATCTTTTAAAGATGATGCTAATAGAAGATTAAAAGAAACTTACAAATCATTAGAAGATGCTATTGGTAAAGTTAATGATGATATTACAGAAGTTAGAAGAAGAAGAGATGCTGGTTTATTATATGGTGATGAAGGTGAAACTATTGATAGAGACGCAATTAATAAGTCTAGATTAATAGCAAACTCTATCAAACAAGCTCAACCAGATGTTGATAGACAATTACCAGTTCCACAATTAGAACAAGAAATCATTGATGAATTAATTAAGATGAATGGTGATACAGCAACTGAAATACATTCTATGGATGTATTAAGTCAAAAACAAAAAACAAGTGTATTAGGTGATGCTGAATATAAACTTGTTCAAGATGCTCAGACAATAGCAACAAAATACAAACAATTCACAGGTAGAGTATTAGGTCAAGTTCACATTAATCCTGAGATTAAAACACTAACTAGAGATTTAAATAAAGAATTAAATCATTTAGATAGATTAGCTAATAGTATGTTAGATGTTCATCAAAGACAAAAAAATCCACCAGCTGAAGAAGTAGATGCTGACCAAGCTATAAGGGACCAAGCTGGAGGAACTGCTGTAGGTGCTCCTGATGCTGGTGCTCCTGCGTCAGGTTCTGGTATGGGTGGATATTGTGGAAATGGTAAACCTTTAGCCGACTTATTAGCTAAACCTAAACAACAATATAATAGTATGGGTAGACCATTATCTGATAATGATAATATACATAGAAAAGTTGTTAAGGAACAACAAAACTGGGATTCTAAGATTCCTGTCCATTACAATCCTATTGGAAGTAAGAACCCTTTCTATGCTCAACAATCTGATGCTAAATATGACTTCCCTAGTATGTTAAGAAAAGAAAATAATGATTTACATCCTAGAAAGAATGCTTTAGGTGCTGATGTATCATTATTACAAGGTGAAATAGGTGGACCTACTGAATATGCTCCTGAAAAGAGAAAATACAGAAAACCACAAAGAGAAGTTAGAACAGCAGCCGAAGCATTACAAAATATATTAAACCAAAATGTTTATGGTTCAGGTAAATCTGGTGCTCTCAAGAAACTTGTTTTTGATGATGAAGCTAATGATATGTTTGATGGTGAAGAACCTGTTGAAAGACACGGTTTTATTAAGGAAGACGAAGATGACCAATTCAAACTACCTGATGTTAAGAAAGAATTAAAGAAGAAACACAATAGATTATAAACTTAGTAAAAAAAATAGTCTAATATTTTTTTTATTATCTCGTATTTTATATATAATGCCCTTTAACCTAGAAAAAGTCGGTAAAACTTTAGCAAAAATACAAGGTGGAAAGTTTAGTAATAAAGTTGTTTCTATCACAGATAAAGATGAAAATGAAGTAACAAAAAATCTAACTCATATTCATATTCCTGATACTGGTATATTCCAACAAATACCAGACCCTGAAACAGAACGCCAAATCTTATATATTTTTGGTGCGTCTGGTTCTGGTAAATCAACATACGCAAGAAAGTTTATTGAACAATGGCAAAAGATGAAAAAAGGTGGAGATATCTATCTTTTTAGTGCTTTAAAAGATGATGATTCATTAGATGAAGTTAAACCTAAAAGAATAACTATTAGCGATAAGTTAGTTGATGACCCAATGGACCCTGAAATGTTTCAAGACTCATTAGTTATATTTGACGATATTGATGTTATTAAAAATAAGGCTCATAAAGAAGCTGTTTATAATATTTTAAATGGTATATTAGAAACTGGTCGTCACTTTAACACATATTGTATCTCTACTAATCACTTGCCTTCAAATGGTGCTGATACAAGAAGAATTCTTAATGAATGTCATTCTATAACTTATTTCCCACACTCAGGAGCAGGTGCCCAACAAAGAAGATTCTTAGAAAACTATGCTGGATTAGATATAAAAGAAATAAAGAAAATCAGAAAGTTAAATACCCGTTGGGCAACTATTTTTAAGACTTATCCTATGTGTGTTATGACTGAAAAGGAACTATTTACTTTTGATGATTTATCTGACGATAAAGACGAATAATTAAATATATAAAAATATTTTTTCTAGATATTTTTATATATATGCCAAGAGGAAAAGCATTAAAAGAGGTTGATTTATTAAATCGTAAATATAAGAAGTATAATATTAATGGAGGTAGTAGAACTGGTAGATATCAATATGAATCAGAAGATGAAGAAGAGGAAGAAGAAATGTCAACTACATCACCTGATACAAGATTTGAAAACTTAAATGAAGAAGAATTACAAAAACTAGAAAGTATATTTGAACAATATCCTGATATAGATGAAAATACTGCTACAGGGTATGATTCTAGAACAAGGTATATCAGAGATAACATCGCATCACATACAAATGATGAAGCTAATGAAGTAGGATTTCTTAATGAATATTATTTTTCTCAGATGTTTAATAAAGAATGGAATCCTATTAAAAAATATATTACACCACCTGATTCTGATACAGGGTTTTTTGCTAGTGCTGATTTTATTGATGATAATGAAGCTATAGAAATAAAAACAGTTAGACAAAAAAACTATTGGTTTCCAAGATTTTTATGTCCTATAGAAAAAGTTAATAAAATATTAGCTCTTAAGAAACCAAATAATTATATTTATTGGGCAATATATAGAGATAAAGATTTAGATTATAAACCCAATAAAAATAGTAATGGATTAACATTTAGTGAAGTTATAAGTAATAGAGAACAGTTTATGGCTAATTGGGTTTATTATGATTTATCATATCTAAAAAATGATATAGCAAATGGTAATGTATGTATTACAAATAGAATAAAAGATACAGATAATGTTGAAGAAAATATTACTAGTAGTGAATCACAACAATCATATGTTTTTAGATTTAATATGATGAAAGAAAGAAATGAATATTTACAAGATAGATATAGAGAGATATTATTACATCTTGAAAATGAAATGAAAAAAGGTAATGAAGTAGATAAAATATATTATTATACAATTAAAAAAGGTCCTAAACAAGATTTTGAATGTCCTGAAGAAACTAAGACATACAAATCAAGTAAACAAGAAAGACAAGAAAATACTGGTAAAAACCAGAAAAAACAAAAATATAATGTTTTTGATTCAGAATTCATAGATTAAAAAGTTACAACAATATTAGTTTTAGGTTTCTTTATATAATCTTTTTGTTGTGCTTCACTGTGTGCCATTTCATAGGCATCTTTCTTTTGTTCTTCAACAACACCCCCGTATTTTTGAGTTAAGAAAATATGTCTTAACATACTTGAACCAATAGCTTTACCAAATATTTTATTTAATATTCTTGTAATGCTATTTACCTTATCTAAAGGTGATTTATTAAAGTATACTAAAAATGGTATAGGTTTAGATAACTTTTTACTGTATAAAGGATGGAATTCTAAATAATGATTTATAATTAACATAAGATTATCAGGGATTTTAATTACTTGAGTATTGTATTTTTTACTTGTTTTGTATGAGTTAAAAACAAAAGATTGATTAGATAAATCTAAGTAGTTTCTATCTTTTGGTAAGTCTTGATTATTTTTCTTTACAACATCACAAATCATCCAGTCTTTATTTCTTCTTGGCGGGAGATAAACATATAAAGATAAAATAGTAAAACTTAGTAAAACATTATATTGATTTTCAGATAACTTATTTGTTTTTCCTAAGAATTCTAAAAGTTGATTACCTAATGCTTTATGCTTTTCTAATACTTGAGACCAAGGAACCCAGTTCTTTTCTTGAGTATCAGTTAAGTCTTCGGGATTTACTTCTTTTTTAAGTTGTTCATTTTTAGCCATCATTAAATCATAGTATTTATCGTGGAGTTTCTTATTTTTAGGAGTTTTAAAAAGTGATAATACAGATACAATAGAGATTAAATAGTTGCGTTTGGTGTTTTCTTTATATTCTGATAATCTGCGTTGTATTACATCAATATCATTTAAAAAAGAAAAGTTTTTGAAAGGTTCATCTTTATTAAGTTTCATAAGATTTCTCATATAAGCCTTAATAGAAGAATCAGAAAGATTTTTTTCAGTTCTTAACTTGTTAGCTAATTCATTAACAAAGTTTAACTTTACGACTTCCATATAATAAATCTTAGATATTTATTACATTAAAAAATCACTAGATTTTTTTCTTTGTATTCTGTTTTAGAGTTTTTATCATTCCATCAATAACTTTCTTATCTTCGTTATCATCTTTCTTTTTTTCTTTTGACTCAAATGAAGAACAAGATATTTTATATATTTTTATTTTTTCATCTCTAGGAAGTAAAAACTTATTTTCACTATCTAACCTATATTTATAATTAGAAAGGTTAAAACATCCTACACAAGCTTCAGCTTCAACCTCTTTAGGATTATTTAATAAATCTTGTCTAAAAATAACTTTACGACTAATATTATTATCATCGAAAAGTTTTCCACATAAAGAACATAAAAACATTATATATATTACCATAGGATATTTATTGCTAGATTATTAGGACTGTATTTATCATCTTTCCAATTACCTTTTATTTTGGTTGCTCTTGCTCTATAAGCCATTCTTCTTTTCTCAGCTGTTCCTTCTGGGACTTCTCCTTTATGTTCGAGCCAAGACCAAATAATATAATCTGAATAAGATACCTTACCAAAATATCTATCACCTTCTGGACTATGGTAAACTAGTTTATGGTCTTCATCTTCAGACATTTCTATTTTAGATGGGTCATAACCTTGTGATTTAGCTAATTCTTTTGCTTTAGCCATATATTTATCGTGTGTTAATCCTACTTCACTTAATTGTTTGTGAAACTTAACCATAGAACCACCACAAGCACCCATACAACCACCGCATTTTTTAGGTTCTGGTTCAACAACTTTTTCTAAGTCAGGAGCACCAAAACCTCTTAAATGACAAGTAGCACAACCACCTATAGGTCTTTCTAAACCACTACCAGTTTTTCTACCAATATTAGGAGGAACATAATTAGTTATAACATATTCATTAGTTTTCTTAGATTGTCCACCTTTTGATTTCTCACCGACATACATAGTAGAAACAGTATAAATATTGAAATCTTTAAATAACTCTTTTTTGATTGATGTATTAGCAAACGATAGACAGAACTTACCTTTAATAGTTTTTAAAATAGGAACTAATTCTTGTGCTGATATAGCAGAGAAAGAATAATTACCTGTAGAAGGAACGGCTGGCGGGTCTAAATAAAAAAATGTAGAAGGAGTATTATATTTAGAAATAACATCTTTATAATCAGATTTTAAAATATCTACATCATATAATCTATCTTTATAACCATCGAAACTAGAACTGATACGAGTTTTACCAAAAGATTTACCTCTACCAAAATAAGATAAACGATATAAAAGATAAGTCTTAAGGAACTTATTATATTCTGATGTCGGTTGAGATGCTTTTATTTTTCTAAAATCTTCAGGTGTATAATCACCATTTAAATCTTCAGCTAGTTTTTTACCTTCATATTTTTGAAAGCCTTTAAAAATAGTATAAATATCAGGGTCAATATCATTTACTACTTCTTTTTTACCATCTTTGTTTTTATAGAAATATACGGCACCACCTCCAACAAATGGTTCAACATAAGTAGTATATGATTCAGGGTCAGGGAAATATTCATTTACAAGAACCTTTTTTAATAATACTTTACCACCTATACGAGCTGTTAATGGTTTTAAACCACCTGATACAGAATCTTTAATATTGAATTCATCAGTATCTAATACTTTTTCTGTAATTAATGGTTTTTCACCTAACTTATTTTTTTCATCAATCATTTTTTTCATATCTTCTTTAGATAGTTTTTCAATAATAGCTAATGGACGACATAAAGGATATTCGCCAAACTTTTTTTGTGTATCTGTATTCCCACATTCAACTACTTCACCATTATGATAATAATCATTAACAGATGTCCATTTTTGCCCTAGCCATTTTGTAGTATTCATACCTTCTTTATTATCTTCTTTATATGTTCCACCAGCTTTTTTATAAGCTTTGGTTAATATCATAGAACGATAAGCAGAATGTTTTGGTATTTTAGCATATATTTTTTCTTTTACTTCTTCATATAATTCAGGATTTTCTGGAATAGCTCCTCCTTCTTTATGTTCATTCATTAATATAGCTCTCATCTGTCTTTCAGCTTTTTCTTTAGTTAATGGCTTCTTACTGAAACATTTTGATGGCTCATTCTTTTTACAGACACGATAGCCATTTTTATATTTGCGAATTGTATATGGCATATTTATATATTATTATTTAGAAAATATATAATTATACTACGATTGTTTTAGAATCTTCTTTTTGTTCTTCTTTTGGTTCTTCAGGTTTAAGAATAGTTTCTGTAATATTTTCATCATCAGGAATTACAATAGTTTTTTCATTTTGTAATGCTAACTCATTTAACTCATCTTTATCTGTAATTATTCTTCTTAACATAGCACCACGAGGACCAAAAAGTTTCCATCTTTTGAACGCTTTTTCTAATGATTTAAAAAATACATATTGAGCTTCATCTTCATCTCTTTTTTTAGAATATGAAGGAACTTCAACTTTATAAATAACTACGAATATTTCGTGGAGTTTATCAATATCAGGTTTACCATCATATTCTTTTTCTAAGATATAATCAGGGTCGTCAGTATAACAAAGGTCAGCGGACATATATATAAATCTAGATATTTTTTTCTGTAAAAAATATATTGAATTATTATGTAGGGCGTTCAAAGAAGCCAGCACCCTTTAATTCTGAATACATAGAATAAAACTTATTTAGAGCATCTTCTTTAGATACTCCTTGTTTTTTCATTTCACTTACTTTTTTATACCATAAAGCAGGGTCATAAATATATTTACATTTTAGTTTCTTTAACTCTTTACTAAATGGAGACCAATATAATTCTCCACCTATTGGAATTCTACTTTGTTGTATATAAGTAGGGAATGACATTTTTTTACTAGAATATATTTTTTTAATCAAATCTTTAATGATTTTATTTGTATCTTTATTTTTCTTATAGAAACCGATTTTAGTATAGAAACCAATAGTATTTTCGTTTTCAATACTATCAAGTTTGATATTTTTTATATTATTAAAAACTTCTGAGGAAAAGTTCTTTTTTGCTATTAATCCTTTAAGAGTCTCAAAAACCTTAGCTGTTCCACCTGTTCCACAAGTTGTAGAAACATATAATGAATCATTATCTAATAGAGAACAAAAAATAAATGATTTTATTACTATATTGTCATTATCTCTATACATACCAAATAATGATAAATCGCTATATGCTGGGTTTCCTGTGGCTTTAACATATTTTAGATTTAATATTTTTTGACATAAAACATCTGATAATAACTTAGCAAAATAAATAATATAATCCTGAAATACACACGATGTTAAATATTCGTGAATATTTTCTGATGTGATACCATCTTTCCTTAACTCTGGGTTTAGGACCTCAAAAATGGCTACAGATAAATCTGATGTTGGAAGGGCATTATACACTCCTTGGATAGTATCCGTTAATATCTGTCTAGCTTGTTCTTTAGTAACTTTACCAAGAGCAAACTGTTTATTTTTTTTGATATAGTCAACGATTGGGAGTTCATATTTAGACCCATTTTTAGCCTCTAAAAAAACTTTTACCATTATATATTAAACTAGATAATTGTTATTCTTACATTAGCTGAACCTCCAGATATTTTAACTTCATTGAATGACCTAGATTCGTCTTTTTTAACAATACCACCATCATCTAAAACTTTTAGGTTATCTTCTACGAGTTCTAGAAGTTCTTCTTTAGTATTAATATCATTAGGGGTTGAGCCTTGTATCTTGAGGTTATACGAAAGGCATAGCTTTAATAATTGTCTTTTAGTTAGCATACTAAACTTAAAGTCTTGGTCCATTATATATTAATATAAAAGAAATATTTTATAACTTTTAGTAATGTATGTTGTTAAAAAAGTTGTTGAAGTATATAAGCCTACTATTATTACTAATCTTGGTGTTAAGATGCGTAATCCTGTTGACAAAAATGGTCAGTGGATTGGATGGACTAAAGACGAAGTTAAAAATCATTTATCTAGTATCCGTAATATTACGGGTTTATTGGATAAAAAATGATACGATTTCATCATAATTCATTCCTGTTGAATCCTTTTGAGTTTCCATAAACTTATGATAAGCATCTAAGTCTTTACCATCTAACATTGTTTTTATTCTTAAACAACAGTGTCTACCACAAGTTTTAATATCTGGATTTTCTTCTTGATATTTAACTGGATTAAAAAAAGTTTTATATCCTGATTGATTTAACATCTGAGTCAATCTTTTTTTACCTTGACCTAACATCTTATTGTCAGCTGGGTCCATCCATTTTAACTGAATATCAGGTGCTCCTCCATAAGGGTCAAAGAATTCAATCTTATCTTTTATCTTATTCAAACAAACCCAATGACCTTTATTAGGGCTATCTTCTATTAATAAAAAGAAATAGGATTTATTATTTGGTAGTAAATCATTTATAGATTCTATATTATTGAGGTTTTTATATATAATTATTTTCGCGTTTGGAAAGTGGCGATGTATATCGTCGTCGCCCATAGGTGTTTCTTCTAACATTTCTATTTGTTCTTTTTCCTGACTATCCATTTATATATAAAAGAGTATATTATTATTTTTTTGGCGGAGGTTGGCGGATTTATATATAGAATATATTATTTTTAAATAAGGGTAGGGTTGGAATGGAGTAAAATGTAATGTAAAAGGGGGCAAACGGAAAAATGAATAAGGGTAGGGTTGGAAGTTTAGGGTAGGGTTTAGGTAGGGTTAGGGTAGGGTTGGAATGAATAAGGGTAGGGTTGGGGCAAAAAACGCTTAAAACTTTTTCATATAGGGGATTTTTTATATATATGAAAAAGTTTGAAAAGTTAAAAAACCCTACTAATCCTACCCTCTTTCAAAACCAACCCTACCCTAACCCTACCAACCCTACCCTTATTCAATTCAACCCTACCAAACGCATTTTCAGGGTAAAAAAAAGTCTAAAAAATATTTTCTCATTTTTGGTATATAAATGTCTAATAATACTTCTAAAACTAACGAAAACAGAGTCGCCTCCAAACTTACCGATGTTTCCTTATATAACCATAAACAATTCGCTGAGCTTTTCCATAAGTTCAACCAAGATAGATATATTTTTTCTGATAAAACTGGATGGTATGGCTACGACAAGAACAATATTTTAGTATCTTATGGAAAAGACTTACCTACTGATATGTTAAACACTGTTCAAGATTTTCTATGTGATTACATCAAACAAGATATGAAAGGAATCGATGTCGTTGACGATTACAGCAAGAAAGCATTTGATAATCTTTTTAAAGCATATGACAAAGTATCATCATCTCAATACACATCAGGAATATTAAAACAATTCAAAGTTTTATATTTAGATAATGATTTAGATGAGAAAATAGATGCTAATACTTATTTATTTGCTTTTAAAGATAAAGTCTATGACATTACATCAGGAGAATATAGAGATATAGAAAAGAAAGATTATATTTTAAGAAATACTGGCTATATTGCCCCAGAATTAACTACAGATTATTCCCTTATTGATAATCTTATTATGTCTATTTTTGAAGATAGAGAAGTCGCTGATTATTTCTTATTAATTACAGCTATGTCCTTATTTACTAATAAGTTTGAAAAGTTATATATTCTTACAGGTAATGGTCGTAATGGTAAAGGTGTTGTTTCATCCATTATCCAAAAAGCATTAGGTAAATACTATTTAACAGGTGCTAATGATTTATTAACTTGTAAGGATGAAATGAAAAATGAAACACTCGCCAAAGCTACAGGTATTCGTTATTTAGCTATTTCAGAACCAGCAGAAGATAGTGATAAAGAACTAAAGTTTAATATTTCAATGGTAAAAAAACTAACAGGTAGGGATGAATTAAGTGTAAGAGCCCTCTATAAGAATTCATTAGAATATATCCCACGCTTTACCGTTTTTGTATCTTGTAATGAACCACCTACAGTAGATGAAACAAATGACGCAATTAGAAACCGTTTCAGATTTATCCATTTTCCTTTTACCTTCGTAGAAAATCCTTCAAGAGGTTTTGAAAGAAAAATAGATGTCAACTTAAAAGATAAAATAGATAATGAAACAGAATACCGCGATATTATGATTAGTTATTTATTAGACATCTTACACAAAAATCAAGATATCAAGAAAATAAAAGAACCAGCTAAATGTAATCTATTTACTAATACATATTTTGATAATAATTCAGATGTTGCCAACTTCTTAGAAAAATACTTTACTATAACAGATGACTCAAAAGACAAAATAAGACCGAATGAATTATATCAAATGTTTTCAGCTGATGGAGATTATAAAAAACTATCTACTGTAAAGTTTGCCAGTGGCTTAAAATCTGCCAATATTAAGAAAGAAAAAATAAATGGTAGCTTATATTATGTAGGTATTAAGAAAAAGACAATAAATGAAGAAGATTCAGATGATAGTGAAACAGAAAAAGACACAAAAAAGAACGCATTAGATTTATAAAAAAATATCTAAAAAAAATATTTTCTGGTATATTTTAATGACACTTAACCTTACACCCGAAGAAAAGGCTGAAAGACGCAAACAATACAAAAAAGAATACTCTAAAAACTATTACAGAGAACAAAAGGCGGAAAACACTGAATTATATACTGCCATTTTAGACAAAGCAAAAGAAAGATATAGACAAAAAAAAGAAGGCGGAAATGTCCGAGTTTACAAGAAAAGAAATATATTAGATAAGGCGGAAAACATCTTTATAAAGGCGGAAAATGATAATATCAAAACTAATTAATTGTTCATTTATTGATGCAGAAATATCCATCAATAAATAAAATAACTTTTCAAATAATTATACTTTTACATCGGAATACATCGGTATTTATTCACCTGCTTCATTATTCAAACGCACTTATTTTTGTCCGTAAAAATGTCTAAAAATATTTTCTCATTTTTAGTATATAATGGTTTCCAATGGTTTAATACCTGTTTCTGCTTTTCAACGCACCGCCCACTTTTCTCTCCAAGATAACGATATTTTCTATGTCTCATCCAATTGTGTAAAACTCTCTAAAAATCAATTACAGAGACTAAAAGAAGAATTAATTGGTAAAATAACTGAATTAGACGGACATTTAAGAAAGGTTAGTAGTGAAAATGAAGAACATAGACAACTTTTTAAGATTCAATCCGACACTGCGAATTATTTTAGAAATCAATTAAAAACATTATTTAATGATTATGTAAGAGCAATGAAAATAAATAGTTATTCACCTTATACAGATTATAAAAATATAGATTTAAGACAAGAAAAGAAAAATAAAAAACTAATTGGTCGCTTTAATGATTTATTAGAAAATGACGATATAGAACTACAATATACTGGTATCAAAACAGTAGGCGAATTAGAACAAATCATTAATGAAACTAAATACGAATTAAATATTCTAAGAGACTACTTAAAACAATTGTTTTTCATATTAGATAACTTTTATAAAAATAATGAATGTAGACAAATATTCGAAAATAGAATAAGAACCTTCATTAGAGAAATCAACAGATGTAAAATATTTAAAAAATACTTCTTTGACTTCTTCATTAATATTAAATCAAATGAATTACAATTAACTAAAAAAGTAATTGTTGACCAAGTCAAAAAAGCTGTAGGTAAATACAAAAAAATAATGAAACTAAGAAAACAAAACTTTTCTGTTTATAAATATTGGGACCTAATTCAATTAATGGAAGATAATCAAAATGAAATAGATGGACTATATAAAGATTATATTGAAATGGTCAAAAACATTAAAGAAGAAGTCAAAAAATATAAGACTGGTTATTTCGTTAATTATAAAGACGGTTATAGAATTAGACCCTTTTATGAAAATCAACATAAAAAAGAAATGGATAAGATAAGTGAATTATTCTATGGTGATGATTTTGCTGATATTGAAGAATTAAAAGAGATGAAGAGATATGCCGATTATTTTAATATTCCAGATGCTGACCAATTCTATAAGTCAAGACATTTGACAAGTAAATATCATAACGCCTCATTATTAATCAGAATAGCAAAGAAAGAAAAGCAAGAATTAGATGAACTAACAAAAGAGGTCGACCCTGATGATATTCATTTTCTAGATGAAGACGAAGTAGAAGAAACAGAAGAAGTAGAAGAAGATGAATATTATGAAGAGAAACAACAAATAAAAAACAAAGTTGTTGAACAAATAAATGAAATATTTGAAAAATATGAATTAGACGACCCAGATTATAATATTGGATACATCAACAAATCAGATGAAGAAACCATATTATTTATGGAATTAGAATCGGTATCTCATACGATTACATTTAAGTTAGATTTTCAAGACAGATACTATTTACACATATTCGTAGAAAATGAAACAATAGACAATCTTATTAATGAAATAGAAAACGAATTATAAAAATGTTTATCTTTAATTATTCTAAAATAATTAAAAATAAAACAACATACAAAACAGATAAGAAAGCGGGAATTATCAAACGGGCTTCTTATTCATCTTTTTAAATACTAATATGGTCTACTTATTCAATCATTTAGCTCTTCTGATTGGTCTTCTCATCTAATGGGTCAGTAGTTCGAATGGGTTAGTAGTTCGAATGGGTTAGTAGTTCGGATGGGTCAGTAGTTCGAATGGGTTAGTAGTTCGAATGGGTCAGTAGTTCGGATGGGTCAGTAGTTCGGATGGGTCAGTAGTTCGGATGGGTCAGTAGTTCGGATGGGTCAGTAGTTCGGATTGGTCTACTTATTCACTGAAAAAGCAT